GTGATCAACTCTACCTTGAGCCTGCTTAATAGATTCTTTTCTAGCTTTATCAATTAGATTAACGTCCGAGCTATAATTTGAAATTTTCTTTTTACCTTTAGTGTAAAAACCAAACTTCTCGTTCATAAGTTTAGTTTGTTTTTGCCAATCGGCTATTTCTTCATCGGTTCCTCCAGTAACTTTTCCTGTTGCAGGATCAAAACTTAAACCTCTTTTAGCTGCACTTTTAGTAAGGGATGCTCCTAACTTATCAACTGCTTTATTTGTATAATCTGCGTAATTACCGAAACCTGACCTTACATTAATTCCATAAGGATCTTTATTAGCCATATTAGTATTTGGATCTGAATAACCCATCATTGAAGAAATAAATGCCTGGTCTGCTCTAGGTAATGTGTGATACTTATCCATTTTACCTCCTAAAAATCCTATAAGTCCTGGTCCACCGAATTGTTGCTTGGCACCCTGAGTCATTAATTGTTCTTGTGTATAAGGCTGATTAATTCCTGGAATATTGTCGTAGGCCCATTGACCAATTTTACTAGGATTATTAATTCTATTTTGCCGGGCTTGAGTGGCTGCATTAAAATCAGCCATGTTTAAACCTTGTCCCGTTCCTCCACCTCCTCCTGTTTGTTGATACCAGGGTAAAGATGAAATTCCACCTTGACCACTTGTCGGGGTAGAAGTGCCACCTGGACTTCCTCCACCTAGATAATATTGATAAACATCATAAGCACTTCCTGTGGGCTGATTGCCCATCCAATTCATATTAGGTATTGCGACCATTAGCGTCTCCCATCTGGTTTTAAATCCATTCTCAAAGTTCCAAATCTCCAATCTTCACCCGTTGCCGTATTTGCTATCTTAACATTAGCAAATCGACCTCTTGCGCGAGTGTCAAATTTTTCTGTACTAGATGTTACACTAAAAGGACTGTAAGGGCTAGTAATTTGAGTATCTGATGGATAACGTTTTACAGCTAAAGTAAAGGTAGCGGTTCCTGTTAATGTTTTAAAATTAGGTAAAACTCTAGATAAAGAAAGAAAAAATTCACCATTTCCCTGCACATCTAAATCAAAATCATAAGATTGAATATATGAAGTAATAGCTGTTGTAGTTCCATCAGGATTAATTTGATCGGTCCCTGTTTCATGTTCAAAGAAGGTTGTTTGTCCTAATCCTGTTTCTCCAACAATACTAGGAAATGTTCCCGTTGCTGAACTACTAAATTTAGTTGCATAGGGCTTTGGATAAACAATAGCATCAATCCACGTGGTTCTGGGTTCAGTCCCGGTATACCAAATAAGTCCTGCCTGTTGGTTCGATTCACCATAATTAAAAACAACATAGCGATCATTATAAGTGGAACCTGATGTTGGATAATACCAAACCACTTCGGTAAATAAATTATTAATTCCTGCATAAACTTGTTGACCTTTGGTTGTATCAAAATCATTATAGACATAATCTTCAACAGATGCGGTTAAAGTTTTAACGGTTCCATCAAACATAAAGAAACCATTATTACTTACCCAGTAGGCAACCCCATCTATTTCAACCGCAGCATTTTGTCCGATTAAGCCACAGTTTGTTCCCACCTGTTCAAATCCAAAGGTAAAGGGTGCTCCAACAAATTTCATACTGTAGAGAGCATTATCCGTCCAGACTAGAATATTTTCTTTAGCAATAATGGCTCCCATAATTTTAGTTCCGTCTTGAAGACGTTGAGAACCTGCCGCATTCGTAACGGTTGGATCATAAGTATTTAAATCTTCTTGATCCGAAAATCTGATAAACATATCATCTTGACTAGACGGTGTTCCAATCGTGGTTTCTGTTCCACAATGAATTAAGTGACGTGTTGTGGGTGATACAAGGGTAAGTCGACTAGCGGTTGGATTACCAGTGGATCCACTAATAGCGGTTACATAACTTGTCGTTAAGGTAGATGCTCTAAGGGTAAATCGATTAGCAACGGAAGAATCCCAAGTAAAAGTTTTACCGTTGGAAACCGTTGCAACTAAAACAGAACCCCAATTGCTTAATGACCATAAACCTGGTTCTAAAGTAATCGAGGATGCAGTAACCGCATTTCCCCATTGAGTATAATCTGTAGCATTCGTTGTAACGGTAAGAGTTGAATGGGCTTGACCATTGGAAGTTCCAGCGGTAGCTGTTCCATAAGCTCCTCTAGTGCAACCTGTTAAATCATTGGTAGAAACTGCCGTATAAGTAATTAATTCATTTTCAACAGCAATCGTTCCACCACCCGCTGGAAATCCTGTTGCTGAAGTTAGGGAAATAGTTGTGCCTACTCCTCCTGTTCCAGCCGTATCAGCGTTTAAGGAACCATTTAAAGTTGTAGTTTGTGCTCCAGTTATTGTTCCTCCATAATTACCTACACCAAATCCATAGCCATAAGTTTGGGCAGCAGGACCGATAGATTGATAGGGTTGTACAATAGCCGAACTTCCTGAAGTTAAATCCGAACCCCCACCTCCTGTTTCAGCACTTGGTGAAGTAATGGTAAAGGTTGTATTAGAAGGTACCGAAATAACTTGACAAATTTTATCTTCGAATAAAGCTGAAGATAAACCCGATGAAGTAGGCATCGTCACGCTATCTAAAATAATCATATCCCCTACAATTAAACCATGACTTGAAGTGGTTGTGACAGTAATGGAAGTTCCAGGGGCTGTACTATTCGTTGTTAAAGTTGAACTTGTGAAAGTTGTTTGAGCTCCAGCATTATTAGAACGCCAAGGAGTAATATCATAAAGTTGACCTTCAAAATAAATAAGTAAAAATTTATCTGTGCCGATGGCTACATATCTGTTTCCGTCTAAATCAGTGAATGCGTGTTGTTTTCGGGCAACCCCACAAATCGTATCCGTTAAAAGAGAAGACCATCCTCCCACTTTTTCAGGAAGTTGATATCTAAATCTTGTATTATCAGAATCTACCCAACGGTTTTCTGCACCTACTGCAGTGTCTTGTTTATCTACACCTGGTAAAAATTTAAAATTGACAAGAGCCATGAGAGAAGCTCCTAAGCTGTATTGGTCTTATATGCCCAGCCCCGGGTCGCGTCTACATATACTACCGTGATTGCTTGACCATTTGTATTCAGAGTTAAATCAGAGGCAGCAGAATTAATAGGCTGACCATTTCGACCAACGGTTAAATTGTTAGATTGAAAAGTTCCTCGTGTATCGATTATAGTTACTTCATCTCCCACAGCCGGAGATGCAGGAAGATTCAGAGTAATAGGGTTAGATGTTGTATTAGCAAAAATTTGAGCACCCGCTACTGTGGTATAGGGGCTATTAGAATCGGTAATTGTTGCATAACCTTTTTCAATAATAGTGACATCTGTTTCACTTCCATTGGATCTACATAAAACAGTTGCTCCCGGAGGAATCTGAGTCGTTGTTGATCCTGAAGCCGTTAATACTCCAAGAGTTCTATTAGAAGCTCCTCTAACCGTTTCATCTTTTACAATCCATACTCGATTAGCAGTTGCAGGCATTGTTAAAGTTCTATTGGCTGCTAAGGTTCCATAAAGTCTTAAATAAATATTTTTTCCATTAGAAGTTGAACCGTCAGTTAAAGTAAGAGTTACGCTTGCTCCTGCCATATCTACTGAAAGATATCCAGTTGCTGATTGTTCTAAAATTTGTAAATTGGTATTAGTAATTCCACCCCATAACCCAGCTTTTTCGCCTGTTGTTACGAGTTCTAATCCTGTGTTTGTTGTATAAGATGATGCCATAATATTAAGTCGGGTCTATTGGTGTCCATGTCATTGATACACCTGGTATAATTTCGCTCCATGTTATTGCTGATACTGTTCCTGTTCTTAGAGTTAAAGGTGATCCATCAGGACTAATATTAGCGTCGGCTGTTATTGTAACGGTTCCTGAGGAAATTACAAGACTATTTCCACTTGGAGAAACAGTAGCTCCTGCTGTAACCGTAACCGTTCCTGTACCTAAAGTGACTTCAGAACCTGTAGGGCTTAAATTAGCATCTCCTGTAATGGTAAGGGTACCTAGACCTAATACAACTTGACTTGGAGTAGGAATTTCAGTAATAGCATCAGCACTAATTCCTGGATCTCCTATACTAATCGCTAAGGCATTAGCCGTAACGGTAATAGTGACATTATTCTCCGGTCCTGCCGAAGAAATAGGGTATTCTGAAAATGCGCCAAATCCTAATAACATATAATCCTTTAAAGGGGACAGTAGGTATGGTGGAGTACTGCCCCCATTAAAGAACTATATCATCGTTTAAACCAAGAGGGAAGACCTAAATGGGGGCGTGTATCAAACTTGTTTTCGTCTGCTTTTTTAGAAATTTGATTGTAATGAAGAAAGACCTGAGCACAATCTTCACCTTCAAAAGCTTCTCTCCAGTGTTCTAGTTCACATCCCGAATAAATCAGCATATCACCGGGTTTTAAATTTACTTTAATTCCTTTGGCTTGACTTTCTACCGTTATTTTTTTGCCATCAGGAATACCAACATTTTCGTTAGGACTTAAATATATAGGCCAAGGATCTCCTCCAAGATTTAAAGTGGTCGAGATCTCACAACTAAATCTATCTTTGTGTCTTTTTAAAATATCTCCCTTTTTATAAATTCTTGCATAAGAATATGTGGGTGATAATTTTAATCCAGTATGTTTCTCCATAGCGGGTTGAACCCAGGTTAATAAAGTTTCCATCGCTATATCGGCATAATGAGAATAGGTTTCGGGAACTTGCTTATCATTCCAAACTCCCCATTCTTCGGTAAATTGAGAGATATATCGTTCATCAAATAACTTCCTAGCTACTTTTCTTTTTAACAGAAAATATTCAAACACAAATTTAGCCAATTGTGGACTGATCGCTTTTTTTAATACTGTATATTTATTTTTTTTAAAATTCATCTTTACTCCTTTTAGTTAGTGTGAACGTCTCCATAATTAAAACTAATACATATTCTTCTTTCTTTTTTATTTAGATTGGGCTGTACGTAGTGTATTAAATTAGATGAAAATAAAACACTTAAATTATTTTCAGGAGCCACGAACCAGGTACTTGAAGTATACTCATTATACTCGCTTACTTTTTTGTCATATAAGATTGGAAGTAAACGATCGTTGTTCATAAAAACAATATCTCCACTATCTTTAAATGTATTTACATAAAAGACACCCGATACTAATGTTTCAAAACCAATGTGAGTATGAGGTGTATTACAACTCCCAAAAGAATTTATATTGTACCAATGATTAATAAGTTTTATATCATTCTTATAATTTAATTTTTTCTTTATCGTATGAGCAATTTTATCAAGGGTTTGAAATAAGGGTTTTACCTCCTCTTGAACATTGGTAAATGTCTGACTTCTCCACCCTCCATAATTACTTCTCTGGGTTCCAACTTTGTTGTTCTGATATGTTTTAAGGATATGCTTTTTAATACTATTTAAATTTAGATTTAATTTTTCTTTATATAAATAGGATGTAAAAATATTTGTAAAGCTCATATTAATTTTACTCCGTTTTCTAATGTTAAATCTCCTACATCTTTAGGAACTTTAGTTTTATCTCCAAAATGAGAATTTTTAGGCAACATTTGTACACGCCAAACAGGTTCAGAAACTTTCTTTAAATTCCAAGCCCAATAAGACCCATCTTTAAATCGACACACATAACCAGGAATTTTATCACCA